CTTATTAAGTGTTTGCAAAGAGCACAAGATTCCCGAGTGTGTCCCCAAACGGCTTCATAAGATCTCCTAGAGTCGCTGAAGACTTCAAACGACGACCAAGGACGTAACGGAAATACCGAACAAGTTCCTTGTCGACGAAGATTGGTGCTTTCAGGTATGCAGCTTTGTAAGTGGCGTAAAAGCTCGCAAAGCCATGGACAACCGGGTCGGTATTGCACACCGACATACTCACCATGAGCACGCGACCAACACTCTCTTCTCTACTACTAACGTAGCGTGTGGGGTAAGCACAACGAGCAAGAAGATCTGTGGTGTCACGCACAAGGCGAGAGCCATCGTGAAATTGTGTGGAAAGTGTTTGCGCTGAACTTGCGTTCGGCCAATAGTTTAAACTACTTTTCGGAGCAGGGTGCCAGAGCACACCAACCTCACTTGCTGCACGATGGTACTCATCGAAAGAGCGCCCTGCAGACTTTACTCGTACAGCTGAGTCATCGCCACACACAACAATGTCTGTACTTTCTAGCCACGAGCCCTCAACACGTTTTGTGACGACAAGATTTACAATGACACTGACGACACACCAAGACAAAAGTGTAAACAGAGAACCACTAGGAACTCCACCTGACTTACGAAACAAAACATCATTAAACACGATTGGGGTGTTGATGAAATACCACCAAACAAAGTCCCACACTCTCTTATTTGCCGCAGCGGCAGCATCGTCAACTCGGTGAAACTCGTAAGTTGAAAAGTCAATAAACCCTTCAAGTACGCTTTTCGCCAAGCGAATCAGCCAAGGGGGTACCTGTGAGTCTCCTTTCACCCAGTCGCTCACACGTACACCCTCGCCAACGTCAATAGAGTTCATGAAACTCCTGGCCTTATTAAAAGCCCCCCTACCATGCATGAGAGGTAATCTCATATAGTCACGGTTCCTTAACAAACTCGAGTACAACGAAGTCCCGAACTGGGCCTCCAACAAGGTAATCACGGCCGGGAACATCCAGACTCCCCTCGTTGAAAATCCCTTCTCGATCTCTTTCGGCACACTCTTGAGAGCAGGGAAAACCGGTGGCACCACGTAGTCGGCAAAAGCCTTCTCTGGGGTGGACACAATATGCTGGCGCAGACATTCTGCGTCGTGGTAAAGTCGTTCTGCAACTTCATTCTTCGGCCTAAAGTAAGGAGCCCCAGAAGAAGAAGAAGTCATACGGAAGTAACGGATCGATCGTACCGTTGCTCTGTACCCAGGATCTAAAATAATACGAGCTCGGGAAGTGGCCTCCTCGAACTGCAAACGAGTTGCTTCATCATAGCGCGAAAAGTTAGTATAATATCGGTCATAGGTCGAAAGCGACTTAGCAAGTCCTTCCAAACCACCATGCTTACGGTGACGCAGCATGACATCCTCATATAAATGTGTTCCGTGCACAGAATCGTAATCTTTCAAACCAGAAATACATCGCCAATCGGTTGGAGCTTCCGGAAACCTCCAATTCCTTCCAGTCTTATAGGGCGCTATCATCTTTAATCCCTTAGAATATGTTGGCAATACTAAACCTTCACCAAAATTGCTGTTTCCAGCGTGAAATCGCCTTTTCCCCTCCGACATCCAAAGCAACAATAAAATCAGGAGACAATAGAGAGCAGAGGAC